CATACCTAATTTAGCTGATGGTCAAGTATGGGTAGGATCAACAACTTACCCAGTAAGCACCGGTTTTAATTTGCAAGAGGTTACTGATGGGGGTAATACGACTACTAATTCGATAGGCATTGGGACTTCGAGTCCTGTAGGGAAGTTAAATATACAAAGTTCAGCAGCAAGTACTTATTTGTTAAATTTAGATTATGCTGATGGAACAGATGGGGGTGGTTTTTATGAGTCAACTGCTACAGATTTAAGTTTATTTTTAAAAAATAGTAGTGGAACAAATACTGTGACAATTGCTTCAGATGGAGATTCTTATTTTAACGGAGGTTCACTTGGCATCGGGACCTCGAGTCCGAGCGAGAAGCTTCATGTTGATGGAGGGAATGTATCTGTAACAAGTACAGGTAATGCTTCTTTATATTTAGAACGAGCGGCGGGTGCTGCATTAGAATTAAGATCTCAAAGTAATTTAGGTACTTTAAGCACTACCAATAATTTCCCTTTACATTTTGGAACAAATGGGGGAACAAGAATGGCTATTTTAACAAATGGCAATATTGGCATTAATACAACGAGTCCGAGTGCAAGGACTCACATAGTCGGCTCGGGAACTACCTCTGGTACTACCGCTTTACTTGTTGAGAATAGTTCGGGGACAGATGGATTAGTTGTAAAAGACAATGCAGATGTTACAGTTGGAAATGCATTGTTTGTAGGTGGTGGGAAGATTTACTCTAACTACCCTGATAATTTACAACCAATAATAGATAACTCAGCATCAGGAGATTCACTTATAATTGGTGATACAGCCTTATCTGATTCCGTAACACAGATAGATTTTAATACGTTTGGTGCTTTACAGCTACGAATAGAAGATGGTGAAAGTATATTTAGTTCTTCAATAACGGCAAACGGAGGAATCTTAGTTAATACCAATCAAGACTTAACGCTAAGTACCAGTTCGGAACTTATATTGAGAGATAATACTAAGATAGTTTATGATACCAATATAACTACAAATTCTCAGATGAATGGAACGATTATCAAATCAGTTTCGTCATCTACCGTTCAAGGAGTACTTTATGCACTAACAGCAAATGCACCAGCTTGGGAGGCAGCGGATGCAAATGCCAGTAATGCTACGAATTTGTTAGCTATAGCTACAAGTACAAATGCAAACTTGGGTATGCTCCTTAATGGTGTGTTTAGAGATTCTTCTCATGGTTTTACGGTGGGTTCTCCTTTATATGTTTCTACTACATCAGGGGTACTTACCCAAACTGCACCTTCGGGTACGGGTGATTATGTTAGGGTAGTAGGTTATGCTATAGACGCAAACCATATTTACTTCAACCCTGATAATACTTGGGTTCAAATATCTTAATACTATGTCTTTTGTTTCTAAGGAACTTATTTTTACTGATAAGGAGATATACTTCTTAGGAAACGATGGATTTAAATATCATGTGATGATGGACTGGGAGCGGTCTATTATGAAACACCATGCTAATTATGTGTGTAGTAATGGCGGTGATATTTTAGAGATCGGTTTTGGAATGGGCATATCCGCTGATTATATTCAAGCAAATAATCCCAAGTCCCATACCATAGTAGAATGTCATCCACAAGTGATACCCAGAGCATTAGATTGGGCTGAGGGTAAAGACAATGTAACTATTATTGAAGGGGACTGGTATGATAAATGGTCAGAATTATCTACCTACGATGGAATATTTTATGACGCTTACGGGGATGATAACATGTATGGATTGCAACATATCATCCCATCTCTAATAAAAAAAGGCGGTATATTCACATGGTGGAATATAAACAAGGAACAAAGTTCTAAGGGATTTATAGATTTTGATAATATTGAGTGGCATTGCATAGAGATTGAGTCAGATAAAAATGATTATTTTAATAATGATGTTTACTATATGCCCATGAAACAATTTTAGTTATGGCTACTATTACAATAGAAAATGATTACGGTGGTAGGATTATTAAGTCTGTAAGTGCTGGATCAGTGAATTGGCTAACTGATGTTAGAAATGCTACTACGGGGAGTAGCGTAAATAACTATACAACTAACACCTCTATAGGTGAAGCTATAAGAGTTCAATATACGGCAAGTAGAGGGGGATCGTCAGGTGCTTGTAATAGATTCTTTTTGTTTTTTGACACTTCTACCGTTGATGGCACGATAACAGCTTGTGATTTAAAAGTTTTGGGATACCTAAACTCAGGGGCAAATGTGATACCTGTGGAGTCTACGGCCTATGGGGGTAATGGTTCGTCTACTACTTTAGGTTTGAGTGATTATGATAATCTCGATTTTTCTACAGCTTACGCAAGTGCGACTTCTTCATGGACTACCACAGGGTATAACACCTTTTCACTAAATGCCACAGCTATTTCCGCTATGAATACTAACTCATATTTGAATGTAGCATTGATAGATGAGGAGTATGATTATAGTGGTTCAAGTCCTACAACCGGTACTAATTACTCTTCGGGTATAGAGATATTCGATACTACAAGCCCCATTGTTTTGGACATAACCTACACACCCAGTGGATATGGAAACTCAGTTATTGGAGTTAGTTCATCAAACATAGGTAAGGTTTTTTCGGTTGACAGTTCTAATATTAACAAGGTAATCGGAGTATAATAATTTTATGTATCTTTGTAAATAACTAATTAAATTTAATTCTATTATGAGCGGAAAAAAGTTAAAACTCACGCAAAAAGAACTACAAGAAGTTCAATCATTAAATCAGCAGTTTGTCGAAACTAAAGTAAAGCTTGCTGATATTGTTTACAATGAAAAGGTTTTGATTGATCAACTTGATAAATTAAAGGAACAGTTTTCAACTGTTGAGCAAAAGCTAACAAAAAAATATGGGACTAATGCTACCATTGATTTAAAAGATGGTACGGTTACTCCAGCAGAAAAACCCGAAAAAGAATAACAATGGCGAGAATAAGTAATCAGACGGCATATCCACAAATAGCAATCTTAGATACGGATGACTTTTTGATTTTAACAGACAAAGAGAATGCTAACATGACTAAGACTGTCACTGTTGGACAGCTTCAGACAAAATTTGGAATTGATACTTTGTCTTACACAAGAACGATAAGTCAATCACAATTGCTTGCATTTAATGCAGGAGGCACCTTAGAGCTTATTGCAGCTCCAGGTGCCAATAAAGTTATTGTGCCATTATCTATAAGTACATTTTTAGATCATGGTGGTACTGATTACAATTTCAATACAGCGCCAGTTTTTAACATAGGAACAAATGCGGTAGTATCACTTTTTACAACTTCATTAAACGGAACTGCTGATAACTACTACAATTACACTCCTGGATCTCCACTTCTTACAGATGCAAATTTGCCTTTGAATTTAATTGCAGATCCTGCGGTGACTGTTACCCAGGGAGATGGCGCTCTAAAGCTTAACATATTCTACAGGGTTGTAGACTTTACTTAAATGGACATAAGAAAAATATCTATTGGTGGCGATTACAAGTCAGGAGCTATGCATTACTTAGTAGGGCAGGAAGTTCTTGGAGGTAGCCATAAGATTCATTTGATTCAATATGATTCGAAGTCGACTTCTTTTAAGATATGGATAGAGTCCAAAGGTGAGGTGCTACTATGGAAAGAGTTTAAAAAAACAATGCCAGTCTCTGTAGAGTACAATATCTACTTTTAATGCAATCTCCATATAGCTTTTTAGTAAAACCACATAAAGAAAGAAGGTACGATAATATAAAAAAGTATGGTGAAAAGGAGCTTATTATAAGCGTTTCTGAGGAAGACCATACTGTATCTAATCGTTTGGCTGAGGTTATCAACCTGCCTATGAACTATACAGGTAATGTACAGGTAGGTGATACATTATTGGTACATCACAATGTATTTAAATATTATAATGACATCTACGGCAGGCAGAAAAGTGGTAGAAGTTGGATAAAGGATGGCCTTTTCTTGGTGGATCCTGATCAATTTTTTCTTTTTAAAAGAGGGGGTCACTGGCAAGCCTATGATAAGTATTGTTTTGTTAGGCCCATTCTAAAGAAAGAATCCTATATAGAAGGTAGTGGTGTTAAGTATGAGCCTCTGCAAGGAGAGCTTGTATATGTAAATGAAGAACTTCTTAGCATGGGATTATCTTCGGGAGATCATATCTGCTTTACTCCCAACAGTGAATATCCATATGAAGTAGAAGGCGAGACACTGTACAGGATGTTTACCAATAACATAACTGTTAGATTATGATTTATATCTTAGACGATTTTTTTGATAAAAACTTTTTAGAAGTTATACAGGAATATTTATCTCAGCCTTTTACAAAAACAAGGTCTGGCGATAAAGACTTTTATGTTATACCTTCTGAAGATAGTTTTGATGAATATGTTTTAGAGCGATTGTCTAAGATTGAGAGAAAGCCTTTGAAAAATATTCTTAGCTTTTTCAGGCAAGCAACTGATGAGTTAGATGTTGACTGGAGGATTCATTGCGATCTAAGTATAAAAGGTGAACGGCCTGATCGAGCAATAGTTATATATTTATCAACACGCGAAAGGGAGGACCTTCACGGGACTGCATTATGGGAGCATGCTATATATGGAAGAGAGTTGCCTTCAGAGGTTACAGATGATGACTTTGATGAAATATTGCAAAAAGATTCTGAAGACCTGGACTTTTGGCGGCTATCTACTGTTATAGGTTTTGAGGAGAATAGATTAATATCTTATCCATCAAGTTATTTTCATAGTAAATACCCTAATATAGCCTGGAAGAATGGACGAAAAGTATTTGTGATGTTTTACAAATTTGCATAATGGATACAAAAGAACTTAAATTACAGATAATAAAAGCTGGCGAGCGTGCTGTTAAGCACCTCATTGAAGTGGCCAATGAAAAGATTATTAAGCCTGATCCTGAAGATGAGTTAGCGGCAGATAGGCTGAAGAATGCTGCGGCAACAAAAAAGCTGGCTATCTTTGATGCTTTTGAAATACTCAAAAAAATTGAAGAAGAGGAAGATAAAATAAATGGAATAGATAAACCGAAAACAAATATACCAAAAGGTTTTGCAGAAAGAAGATCAAAATAATCTATATCAAATATGTAAGGATATTATTCCTAAGGCTGTTCTTAATCGAAAGAATAAGGCACGCACGTGGCAATATGGGTACAATCCCAAGTATGATATTGTTATTATATCTAAGTCAGGGCAGATAGGAGAGATTTATAATATCAATGGCTTAAAGGTAGCATTGCCTTTGCCAGAAAATACTTACTCAAGAAGCAAAGTAAAAAAGGATCAATACTGGGAACCTTTTGACTATCCGAAAGAACTAAAACGAATATCTACCATCTTTCAATGGCATAGTGCGCCATCTAATTTTAAGCAATCGTGGGTTGATTATATAGAGAAGGAATTTAATCGTAGAGAAAAGGGCTTCTGGTTTATGAACAATGGCGTGCCAACATACATGACTGGCACCCATTATATGTATTTACAGTGGACCAAGATTGATGTAGGCCACCCCGACTTTAGAGAGGCTAATCGCATTTTCTATATTTACTGGGAGGCCTGTAGGGCGGATAAGAGATCCTTTGGCATGATCTATCTTAAGATTAGGCGTTCAGGATTTTCATTCATGAGTTCATGCGAAGCAGTAAATACAGCTACCTTGGCCAAGAACTCTCGGGTGGGGGTTTTGTCTAAGACGGGATCGGATGCAAAAAAAATGTTCACCGACAAGATAGTACCAATATCATCTAACTACCCTTTCTTCTTCAAGCCTATACAAGATGGTATGGATAAGCCAAAGACAGAGCTTGCCTACCGAGTTCCTGCTTCTAAGATTACCAAGAAGAATATGTTTGATATGGAGGAAGAGACACTGGAGGGATTGGATACTACTATCGACTGGAAGAACACTTCTGATAACAGTTATGATGGTGAGAAGCTTTTGTTGTTGGTACATGATGAGAGTGGTAAATGGGAGAAGCCTGAGAATATTCTAAACAACTGGCGCGTTACCAAGACCTGCCTACGTTTAGGTAGCAAAGTTATTGGCAAGTGTTTGATGGGGTCTACATCAAATGCATTGGATAAGGGTGGTAGAAACTTCAAGCAGCTTTTTATGGATAGTAATCCTTCTAAGCGCAATGCCAACGGTCAAACTAAAAGTGGTATGTATGCTTTGTTTATTCCTATGGAATGGAATATGGAGGGATTTATTGATCGCTATGGATATCCTGTTATAGAGAATAATCCAGACAATCCTATTGAAGGTATTGATGGAGAATATATTTACCAGGGGGCTGTAGATTATTGGCAGGCGGAGGTAGACTCGCTCAAACAGGATCCTGATGCCTTGAATGAATACTATAGACAGTTTCCGCGATCGGAATCTCATGCATTTAGAGACGAAAGTAAGCAGTCTATATTTAACCTAACTAAGATATACCAGCAGATAGATTACAATGACTCTTTAATCAAGGAGCATTTTGTTACTCAAGGCTCTTTTAGTTGGAAGAACGGGATCAAAGATTCCGAGGTAATATGGACTCCAAATAAAAGAGGAAGATTTTTTGTAACTTACATGCCAAAGGCTGCGTTACAGAATAATGTAATTAAGAGAAATGGTCTCTTTTATCCTGGGAATGAACACCTGGGATCATTTGGATGTGACTCTTATGATATATCTGGGGTGGTAGTAGGCAAAGGATCCAATGGATCTTTGCATGGACTTACTAAGTTTTCAATGGAAGAGATACCGAGTAATCATTTTTTCCTTGAATACATAGCCAGACCACAGACAGCAGAGATTTTTTTTGAAGAGGTTTTAATGGCATGTGTGTTTTTTGGTATGCCCATACTTGCTGAGAACAATAAGCCGAGGCTACTGTATCATTTTAAAAATAGGGGATACAGACCTTTTTGTTTGAATAGACCCGATAAAAGCTATATGAAGCTTTCTAAGACAGAAAAAGAACTTGGTGGTATACCAAACACTTCTGAGGATGTAAAGCAATCACATGCCGCTGCTATCGAGTCTTACATTGAAAAATACATAGGTATAGATGAGGAAGGTACTTATAGGGTGCAGGGAGATATAGGGGACATGTATTTTCAGAGAACATTAGAAGACTGGGCAAAGTTTGACATTACAAACCGTACGAGATTTGATGCCTCTATTAGTTCTGGTTTAGCTATAATGGCAAATCAAAAGCACTTATACACCCCGACGGTAGAGAAGAAAAAAATAAGCATTAATTTTGCAAGGTATAATAATACTGATGCTCGAAGCAGAATTATCAATAGATGAAAAAAGTAGAAGTAAATTTACAAGCGGCGGCCTTCCCAGATCAATTTGTATCTGATGCACAAAAAGATACAATGGAGTATGGACTACAGGTTGGTCAAGCTATTCAATATGAGTGGTTCAGAAAAGATAACAGCACTGGTAGGTTTTTTAGCCAGTGGAGTGAGTTTAATAGGCTAAGGCTTTATGCACGTGGTGAGCAATCGATTGCAAAGTATAAAAACGAAATAGCAATTGATGGTGACCTAAGTTATCTAAACTTAGATTGGACGCCTGTGCCTATCATACCCAAGTTTGTAGACATTGTTGTAAATGGCATGAACGACAGATTGTTTGATGTCAAAACATTTGCTGAGGATGCCATGTCTGCGGAGAAGCGTGACGAGTTTCAAAAAATTATAGAAGGTGAGATGATCGCCAAACCTTTGTTTCAGCAGATTGAAGCAGACTTTGGCATTAATGTATTTCAAACTGAGGAATCTGAACTTCCTGAGAATGATGAAGAACTTCAATTGTATATGCAGATGAAGTATAAGCCAGCTATAGAAATAGCTGCGGAGGAATCAATAAATACTATACTGAATCAAAATCATTATAATGACATTAGGAAAAGATGTGATTATGATTTGATGACAGTGGGTGTGGCAATGTGTAAGCATCAGTTTTTGCCGGGCCAGGGAGTTCAAATAGATTATGTAGATCCAGCAAATGTAGTGTACAGTTACACAG